CCCCTGGTGGCATGGCCCGTGGCATTCCCAGTGCGGCAGCACGTCGGGCTCGGTGCCGTTGGTGTAGTGGCGCTCCATCACGCGCTCCACCAGTGGACGAGAGCCAGCGCCAGGCCAATGCCGATGGCGCAGGCCAGCAGCACGCTGCCCACGGCCTCGTAGCGCCGGCTGGTGCGCTCAATGGCATACGCCCACTGGCGGTCGGTCGGGAAGGCCTCCTGCAGCGAGCGCGGGTAGCGCCGGGTGGTGTCGTTCATGGCAGTCCTCAGAAGAGCGCCGGCTCGCTGGGCAGCGGTGGGCGCGGTGGTGCGGGTGGGCGCTTGGCTGCGGGTGGCAGGCATGGGTAGTCCAGCAAGCGCGGCGGGAAGGGCCAAGGCAAGGGCCTGTGCTCAGAGGCCGAGCGCGGCGTCACGGCGGGCCTCGGCGCGGTACTCGGCGGCGTCAGCCAGGTTGGCCGCGCGGATGGCCGGCACGCGGGCCAGGATGTCGGCGGTGCTGGAGGCGCACATGCGCTCCACCAGCTCGTGGCGGGCGCGCAAGGCCTGGCGGTCGCTGCCGGTGAGGATCAGCACCCACAACTGGTCGATGTCGGCCGTGGTCATGTCGCCGTGCCACAGGTTGCCCGTGGTGGTGACGGTGCCCTCAGCGGCGCGCAGGTGGTCGTTCAGCCACAGGCTGGTGGCAAACGTGTCGGCCAGGAACTCGTCCTTGGCCTCGTCCAGCTCGGCGTCGGTCGGCTCGTCATCGCGCTCCAGCGGCAGCAGGTTGTCCCAGGCGGCTTGAGCGGATCTGAAAGCTGCGTCCATCTGTCTCTCCTGCGCCGCACCGTGCAGCGCATGGATGCAGTATCGAATAAACGATGACAGCCTGTCAACGAAAAAACGATAAAAAAGATTGAGTGGAAACCCGCAGACGCAAAAAGAGCCCGCACGCGGCGGGCTGGTTGAGGACTGCCGGCTAGGGCGCTACGGCATTGGCTGCCACTTGGCCACGGCCACGATGCGCAGCTGGTCGGCGCTCAGATCAAAGGTGGCGAAGTTGGGATTGGGCGCGCGGGCCAGCCATTGGCCTGGCGCCCGGCCTTCGGCATACAGGCGCACGTGCACCCGGTTGGCCGCGTCCAGCAGCAACACGGCGCTGCCTGGGGCTGGTTTCTTGGTGGTGGACCACACCATTGGGGTGCCCTTGACGTAGTCGGGCGCTAGGGCGTCATCGTCCAGTGTGAATTCGAACGCCTCTCCTATGTCACCGCTCATGATCTGTTCCCTTGTTTTTGTGGGAACTACTGTATGGGCGTCCAGTATCTTGGCGTGAGCTACTAGGGAAAGTCCTACCCGGGATTCCAAGGGCGCTGCGACCATGTCGCCCTCCCCGGTGGCCAACCAATGAGAGCTGACGCCACACACGGCGGCAATTTGAACCGTCTTTCTTGAGCCGGCGCCCTTCATCTCTGCAGAAGCAATCGTGCTCTGCGCAATCTGGGCCTTTTCAGCAAGTTGCTCCTGGGTCAGCCCGGCGTGTTCACGGGCGGCCTTCAGTCTTTTGCCGAATTCAGTTGCCATGGCCCGAGGGTACTGAAAAGCGGTATTGCTTAAACACTTGCCTTCGGATCGTTTATTCGATATTCTGTCGGCATGAACACTCTTGTTGACTGGCCCGGCCTGCTGCGCGGGCTGAAAGCCGCTGGGATCACTCAGCCAGAAATCGCGCTGCAGCTGAAATGCGGGCAGGCCACGGTGAGCGACATCGCGACGGGCAAGACCAGTGATCCGCGCTTCACCCTGGCGGCCGGCCTGCTGCGCCTGGCGCGCGAGCACGGGGTGGAGGTTCAACCTCTTGAGGCCGTGCGCGAGGCCGCCTGATGCCATCGATGCAGTGTGCGGCCTTGCGGGCGGTGCCGGTTGAGCATGCGCAACTGCCGCTCTTCGGCCTCGAGCCCCAGGCCCGGCGCACGGACCCCGCCACCAGCCACCAGGCGGCCGCCAGCGCCAAGGAATTGCAGGCGCAGCACCACCAGGTCATCGTGGCCTGTTTGAAGCGCCACGGGGCGCTTGGCAAGGACGGCATCGCTGCCCGCACCGGCCTGACGGGCGTGGCCGTGGCCCGCCGCACCGCCGAGCTGCAGCGCGCCGGCCTCATTCAACCCACCGGCAAGACCGTGCTCAGCACCGCAGGCCGGCCAGAACGCGAGTGGAAGGTGGCCTGACATGGCACGGATTCGCACCATCAAGCCAGATTTTTTTACTTCCGAGGACATCGTTTTACTGTCGCCGCTGGCGCGCTTGTTTTACATCGCACTTTGGTGCGAGGCCGACAAGGAAGGACGTTTTGCTTGGAAGCCAAAAACATTCAAGCTGCGCTATCTGCCGGGTGATAACTGCGACATTGAGGCGCTTGCAGATGAGCTGCTGAACGCCCGTTTGGTCATGCTGTACGAGGGAGGAACCCTCGCCTACATCCCCAGCTTCGGCAAGCACCAGCACATCAACCCACGCGAGTCGGCCAGCGTTTTGCCGGACCCGAATACAGCACCAAAACGCACGCGTGCCCCACGCGTGGTCGACGCGTCACCACGCGAAGAGGACGCGCAGGTAGGAAGGGAAGGGAAAGCAAGTATTAACCCCTTACCCCTTTCGGGGGGCGGGGCGAGCGACAAGGTCCACGAGTTCCCACCCGGCTTCGACCGCTTCTGGCAGGCCTACCCCCGCAAGACCGCCAAGCCGCAGGCCGCCAAGGCCTTTGCCCGGCTGCGCCCGGACGAGCCGCTGCTGCAGCGCATGCTGGCCGCCCTGGACCTGCAGCGCCAGAGCCCGCAGTGGCAGCGCGACGGCGGGCAGTTTGTGCCCCACCCCTCGACCTGGATCAACGGCCGGCGTTGGGAGGACGAGCTCAGCTTTGCCGAGCCCATGGACGCCTTTGCGGGGGCCCTATGACCGGCCACGAGACCCTGATCGCCCTGCGCAACCGGCGCCTGCGCCCGGCTGCGGTGGCCATCCACGTGGGCCACGTGCCGCCCTGCCAAGCCGGCGAGGCGGTGGAGATCGTGGTGGCCCCTGACGAGCCCATCGAGCGCCTAGACCTGCGCTGCTTGGTGGGGCTGAACGTCATCGTGGCGGCCGAGCAGGAAGACGCCCACCAGCGTGTGGTGCGGGCTCTGTGCATGGCCGCAGTGAGCGCCGGGGCCGACCGGGTGCTGGGCATCGAGTGGCAGCGCGCTGCCGGAGCCCCGAGCCAGACCGTTTTCTCCCACGGAGTGCCATGCAACTGATCCCCGACACCATCGACTGGCAGGCCTATGCCCAGCAGACCGAGGCCAAGGTCAAGGTCAAGGCCGCCAGCGTCTTTACCGACGAGCTGCTGGCGGAGTTTGCCCCGCGTGACCCCAAGCACAAGCCCGCGGAGATGTTCAGCACCAAGCTGCGCGACCGCATCGAGTTCCGCCCTGGGGAGCTGACGGCCTGGGCGGGCTACAACGGCCACCGCAAGAGCATGTTCACCGGCCAGGTGGCGCTGGACCTGATCACCGCCGGTTACCGCACCTTGCTGGCCTCGTTTGAGATGCAGCCCGCGCGCTCGCTGGCGCGCATGGCCCGGCAGGCCTTGGGTGGGCTGCGGCCCGCGCCGGTGTCGCTGCAGGCCTTCAGCCGCTGGACGGACGGCCGGCTGTGGATGTTCGACCATGTGGGCCGGATTGACCCGCAGGCCTGCCTGGGGGTGTGCCGCTACTTTGCCAAGGAGCTCAAGGGCGCGCACGTTTTTGTGGACTCCATGATGATGGTGTGCGGCTCCGAGGAGAGCATGGACGAGCAAAAGCAGTTCGTCACCGACCTGGTGCGCCTGGCCCAGGAGACGGGGCTACACGTGCACCTCGTCACGCACTGCCGCAAGCCGCAAAACGGCGAGGGCACCCCGCCCACCAAGTACGACTTGCGCGGCTCGGCGGCCATCAGCGACCAGGCGCACAACGTCATCACGGTGTGGGCCAACAAGGACAAGCACCTGGCCCTGCAGAAGGACCCGTGCGACGCCGCCGCCTTGGCCAAGCCGGATGCCCGGGTGTGCGTAGAAAAGCAGCGCAACGGCTCTTGGGAGGGCGCGGTGGGCCTGTGGTGGGACTCAGCCTCCATGCGCTTTTGTGACGACCGCATGAGCGCGGTGGAACCCTACCGGCTGGCCGCATGACCGAGAAGTTGACCGCCCGCCAGCAGGCCATCCTGGCCTACATCCGCGTCCACCAGCCCGTGAGCAACGCGCAGGTGGCCAAGCAGTTTGGCATCAGCGGTAACACCGCCGGGGTGCACCTGATGGCGCTGAGCCATGCCGGGGTGGCGTGGGCCACCAGCTCCGGCCGCTGGGCGCGCTGGAAGACGGACAAGCCCTTTGCCGAGCCCAAGACCCCGCCGCCTGTGGCACCGCCCAGCATCGAGCAGGTCTCAAGCATCTGGCACTACGCCGCCCGCTGTGCCCGCGCTGCATGACGGCACCGAGGTCAGCAGCTACAGCGAGGCCTGGCGGCATGAATGTGAAGCGCGCTGGATCCTCAAGCTGCCCAGCCTGGACGAGCGCCGGGCTTGGCTGCAGAGCCTGGAAAAGCGCCGCGGCAAGGCGCACGTTGAACAACTCAAACAGACCATGAGGAACCTGTGGGCACACCGATCAGCAGTGACGACACGTTGAGACTGGGCCACGCCTGGGGCGCCCAGCGCGGGCCGGGCATCACCATTACCTTCCGCTGCGCCAAGTGCAACCAGCCGCGCAACTCCCTGGGCCGCAAGCTCAAGCGCGTGCAAGGGGTGAAGCAGTACGTGTGCCGGGGGTGCCAGTGAGCCAGGTGCTGAAGCTGCCCTGGCCGGTGATGCCGGCGCTCAGCCCCAACTTCCGCGGGCACTGGGCGGAGAAGTACCGCGCCAAGGCGCAACTGCGGGAGTCCTGGGCCTGGGAAGCCAAGCGCCAGGGCGCCAAGCGGTTGCCGGTTGAGGTCTTGAGCCTGCGCATCACCTTTGTGCCCCCCGACCGGCGGCACCGCGATCTCGACAACTTGCTGGCCTCCATCAAGGCCGGCCTGGACGGACTGGCCGACGTATGGAAAGTGGACGACTCGAAGTGGTCGCTGCAGATCACCAAATCTGGCGAGGTGGGTGGATGGGTCGAAGTTCAGCTGACATAGACCCGCTGGAGCTGCTGGTGCTGTGGTGGCGCGCTGAGCGCGACTGGAGCCCCGTGGAGGGCTACCCCATGGAGTGCCCGTCCACCCGCGGCTGGCGGGCCAGTCGGCAGTACGACGACGCCAACGGCGCGCTGGACACCGACGAGCGCGGCCTGCTCATCCGCCATATCGGCCAGGTGGTGGCCAGCATCCCCGACCCGTACCGCACCGCGTTGTACTTGGTGGCACGCAACCGGGCCACAGGGGTGAGCGTGTGGCGCAGCACCCGGCTGCCCGAGAACGAAGACGAGCGCGCCGAGCTGGTGGCGGATGCGGTGCAGATGTTTGTGGAGCGCGTCTAAAGCCTTGAAAGCCGGTTTTCGGTGTGGTTTACTTCGGGCCGCAGAGGTGTCTCTGCAATTTGTGAAGCCCGCGGCAGCGATGTCGGCGGGCTTTTTCGTTTTGGCCAGCAGTTGCCAAGCGGGCGCAAAGCCCACGGCAAGCGGCGTCACCGGCAAATGAGCCGCAGCCCACCGACGCGGGACTTGCCCCGCTTCGATCTCCCGGCGGACAGCGGCGGGCGGTGGGCACCAATCACTTCGGACAATCCTGCGGGAACCCGACCATGCGAGCACAAGCACATCCTGATCAGCCCATGTGGGACCACCCGCCTGGCACCGAAAACAAGCTCACCGCAAACCGCAAGCTGCGGCTGCGCCAGGTGGCTGAGGTGCTGGCCGAGCGCGGACTTGAGCCGATTGCGGCCATCTGTGACGTGCTGCCGGAGCTTGAGCCCAGCATGAAGGTCAAGACCTTGCTGAGCCTGGCTGAGTTTGTGCATCCGAAGCTGGGCCGCGTGGAAGTCACTGGCGAAGACGGCGGCGCGGTGCAGCACTCCATCCGGGTGACCTTTGGTTGAGGCCTGGTTCCCGCAGAAGCTGCAGTTCCTGTTCGAGCCGCACCGCTACAAGGTGGTGCGCGGCGGCCGGGGCTCTGGCAAGAGCTGGGGCTTTGCCCGCGCGCTGCTGATCATGGCGGCGCAGCGCCCGCTGAGGGTGCTGTGCACGCGCGAGATCCAGAAGAGCATCCAGCAGTCGGTGCACCAGCTGCTGCGCGACCAGATCGAAGCGCTTGGCCTTGGCAGCCAGTACGAGGTGCTGCAAGGCGAGATCCGCGGCAAGAACGGCAGCCAGTTCTTCTTCAGCGGCCTGAGCGACCAGACGGCGGAGTCCCTCAAGAGCTTTGAAGGGGTCGATATCGCGTGGTGCGAGGAAGCGCAGGCCATCAGCCGGCGGTCCTGGGACATCCTGATCCCGACCATTCGCAAGAACGGCTCGGAAATCTGGGTCAGCTTCAACCCGCAGCTCGAGAGCGACGAGACGTATCGGCGCTTTGTGAGCAGCCCGCCGCCGGACTGCGTGTCCATCGAGATGAACCACGCCGACAACCGGCGCTTTCCGGCGGTGCTGGAGGCTGAACGCCAGCACGCTGAGGCGACGATGCGGCGCGAGGACTACGCCCACATCTGGGAGGGCCAGTGCAAGCCCGCGGTGGACGGGGCGATCTACTTCGACCAGATGGCCAACGCCGCGGGGCGCATCGGCAACGTGCCGCACGACCCGCTGCTCAAGACCCACGCGGTGTGGGACCTGGGCTTCAACGACTCGATGTCGATCATCCTGACGCAGAAGGTGTCCAGCGAGATCCGCCTCATCCACTACATCGAGGGCACGCAGCGCACGCTGGCCGACTACTCCGCCGAGCTCAAAGCCCTGCGCCTGGATGGGGAGCCCATCAACTGGGGCACGCACTACCTGCCGCACGACGGGTTTGCCAAGCGCCACCAGACGGGCAAGCAAGACGCCGAGATCCTGCAGGGCCTGGGCTGGAGCGTGCAGCGCACGCCCAACATGGACGTGGAGCAGGGCATCAAGCGGGTGCGCGACATCTTCAGCCGCGTGTACTTCCACCGCGACCGCACTGCCCGCTTGGTGGAGTGCTTGAAGCGCTACCGACGGCAGATCAACGCGACCACGAACGAGCCCGGCAACCCGGTGCACGACGAGTTTTCTCACGGGGCAGACGCCATGCGCTACTTGGCCCTGAACGCCGACCAGATGACGAATGACACCTGGGGCGGCACCATCAACTACCCACGCTTCAACGTGGCCTGAGACCTTTATGGCACGCATGTCTGACGATGAGCTCCGGTCGATCACCGACCAGGAGATGCGCCAGGCGGTGGGCTGGTACAGCGGCAAGCTGGCCGCCCAGCGCCAGAAGGCGATGAGCTACTACCTGGCCAAGCCCACGCTGGACTTGACGCCGCCGGAGATCGAAGGCCGCTCGTCCGTGGTGAGCCCGGACGTGCGCAACACCATCGAGAGCATGCTGCCGCAGCTCATGGTGAAGTTTGCGGGCTCCGAGCGCGTGGTGGAGTTTGAGCCGACCAAGCCGGGCGACGAGGCCAAGGCCGAGCAGTGCACGGACTACATCAACCACTGCTTCCACGTGCGCAACAACGGCGAGCTCATCACCTACAACTGGATGAAGGACGCGCTGCTGAGCAAAAACGGCATCGTCAAAGTCTGGTGGGATGACCGCAAGGAAGAAAAGCGCGAGGAATACCGCAACCTCAACGAAGTCGAGCTCGCGCAGCTGTTGGAGGATGACGAGGTTGAGGTCATCGAGCAGAAGAGCTACCCCGATGAGGAAGGCGCCGAGCAACGCCAGCAGGCCCTGCAGCAGCTCCAAGCTCAGCTCGACCAGGCGCTGAACGCCGCACAGCAGAACCCGCAGGCCGCCCAAGCCATCACGCCGCTGCAGCAGCAGATGGCGCAGATCCAGGCCGCCCCGCCGGTGCTGGCCTACGACGTGGTGTGCAAGCGCACCAAGATCCAGGGCTGCGTGCGGGTGGAGAACGTGCC